TGGGCGCAGGTTCATCGAGACGATCCGATCAACTATCCGATCTACCGTGACCAGTGGCGAGATAGGCAACAGCAACTCGCCTCAATGCAATACGAAGAACAACGCATTGCAGGGCAACGGCAGCAAGCTGAGGAAGCGGCTAAACAGCAGCTTCTCGTTCAAGGCCGGGAATACCTAGAATCGGCCTTTAGCGAATGGAAACAACCGGAGGCGTTTACAGCTTCTGTGAAGAAACTGCGGGATTATGGCCAGACGGCTGGGTTCAGCGCAGAAGAATTGCAGAATGTTTACGATCCTCGATATGTGGTGATGCTTGAGAAAGCACGCCGCTATGACGCTTTGAAAGCTGACCGCCCCAAGCCTGTTCGTCAGGAAGGGCCAAAGCCACTTCGAGGCGGCGGGAACTCCAGCAATCCTGTGAAGGGCAACGACATGTCGCGAGTTCAACAGCGTCTCAAAGCAACTGGCCACGTCAATGACGCGGCTGCTTATTTCAGTCTTCTCGACTCTCGGAGAAAATAAATGGCATCGGTATCAAAAGTCACAACCTACGACGGTCCTAACTCTATCCGCACGGACCTGAGCAATATCATCTATGACATCTCGCCGACTGACACGCCGTTCATGTCGAACATTGGCCGTGACACCTGCGAAAACACCTATTTCGAGTGGCAGACGGACGTGCTGACTGGCGCTGACACAGCCAATGCTGTGATCGAAGGCGCGGATGCTGGCAATGCCGAGTTCACCCCGACTGTCCGTGTTGCTAACTACACGCAGATCAGCCGCAAAGTCGTCTCCGTGTCGAACACCGATAACAAGGTGAATAACGCGGGCATGACCTCGCAGATGGCCTACCAGAAGGCTAAATCGGCTAAGGAACTGAAGCGCGACATGGAAGCCATCCTCCTGAGCAATCAGGCTGGTGCTGCCGGTTCGACCTCGGTTGCCCGTAAGACTGCTGGTTTGCCGACATGGCTCATAACTAACTCGCAGGCAAACGCGGCTGTCGTGTCTGCAATGTCTGGCTCTGGCGGCAACGGTTATCCGTCTACAGCTTGGACCAGCTTGTCCACGTCGACCGACGTTGCCTTCACCGAAACCATGCTCAAGACTGCTATCCAGCAGGTCTGGACGCAGGGTGGCGATCCGAAGGTGTTGATGGTCAATGCCTACAACAAGACGGTTGCTTCAGCGTTTGCCGGTCTTGCCCAGCAGCGCATGAACTACAACTCCGTTCAGCCGATGAAGATCATCGCCACGGCTGACATCTACCTCGGTGACTTCGGCGAAGTGTCGATTGTTCCGAATAGGTTCCAGCCGAACTTCTTCGCGTTTGTGCTTGACCCCGAGTATGCGTCCGTCTCGTACCTGCGTCCGTTCCAGACCTTCGACCTTGCCGTCACTGGCGACAGCACGAAGGCCGAAATGGTCGTGGAATACGGCCTGCGTGTGAAGTCTGAGAAAGCACACGCATGTATTGCCAACCTCATCTCTGCGTGATCTAAGTAATAGGGGCCGCCTTGCGGCCCCTATTATTAGGAGGACAGATGGGTAAGCATAATTTATCGCCAATGACCCGCGTAATTAACAACTGCACCCCTGAACCAAACAGCGGGTGTTGGATTTGGATTGGGGCGACGAATGGCAGATACCCTCAGATAAAAGTTAAAAAGAAAAATGTTTATGCTCATAGGATCGCGTGCGAAAGTGTTTATGGGCCTATGGGAGGCTTAAATGCCCTCCACAAGTGCGACAACACTCTTTGCGTAAATCCAGCACACCTATATCCGGGGACGCAACAGCAGAATGTAGATGATTGCCGAATACGTGGTCGACTTGCTGGTGGGGCTAAATGTCCTCAAAAAGGGGTTGATAGACCCTACGCAAAGCTAAACGATGCAGCCGTTGTCGAGATTAGAAAATCCACGGAAAAAGGTATAGACTTGGCAATGAGGTTTAATATATCGGCTGGGATCATATCTCAGATACGATCAGGGAAACGGTGGAAACACGTTAATGGCTGATTACGACATTACACAAAATTCGTCTTCGTTGATCTCTCACGACAGTACAACTGGTACGTCGCAGAAGATGCACCTAACGACAGACAACAAGCTAATCCTTGAGACGGTTTACAATGTTGATGACATTGCCGCTGCGGCCAAGGCTGAACGCGACCTGATTAGCAAGACTGACAAGGCTCCAGACGGCATGGTCAAGGTCGCATCTTTGCCGATGGCGCTCTATCTTGATCTGCGGAAACGCGGTATTCTCGGTGATCGAGGCGCAATCACAAAGTGGCTTGCGACTGAGGAAGCCGCGCCATTTCGGACGCATTGGATGAAAAGCTGATGGCGACGATCACGAATTACGCGAACTTGCAGTCCACAATCGCAGACTACCTGAACCGTGCTGATCTGACTTCTCAGATACAGACGTTCATCCAGTTTGCCGAGGCTGACCTGAACACGCGGCTTCGTGATCGACAGATGATCGTCAGGGCAGAGGCCACGTCTGACGAGGAATATGTGCAGCTCCCGTCAGACTGGCTGGAGGCTCTGAACTTACAGCTTGTTGGCGGCATGAGCCCGTTGCGGTACATCACCCTTGATGAGAGCGACATTGTAAACTCAACCCGCGCCCTGACATCACCCACCTTCTACTCCCTGATGAATGGCGCGATTGAGCTTGTCCCGCCACCAGCGCACGATGTTGACATCGAGATGGTGTACTACGGCAAGATACCGTCTTTAACAGATGCCGCCCCGTCAAACTGGCTGCTGGTCAAGGCTCCCGACGTTTACCTGTATGGCGCGCTGACCCATGCCGCACCGTTCCTGATGGATGATGCGCGGATGCAGACCTTTGGACAGATATACCTAGCTCGCGTACAATCGCTGCAAGATGAGTCCCAGAAATCCCTACACAGCGGGTCGCCGCTGATAGCACGCACCCGGAGGGTTTACTAATGGCTGGCCTGACAAACTTTGGCGAAGACCTTGTACTTGATTTCCTGTTCACGGCCAACACGGCAACCCGCCCGACTGCGTGGTATGTCTCCCTGTACACGGTAGCCCCGACTGAAAGCACCGGCGGCACCGAAGTCACAGGTGGCTCGTATGCCCGCGTCTCAACCAGCTTCACAGTTTCCGGTACTGCACCTACTGAAGCCAGCAACACGGCTGCGGTTGAGTTTGCAGAATGCACGGCTACATGGGGTACAGTTGTTGCCGCAGGTATCATGGACGCATCCACAGGCGGCAACCTGATTGCATTTGCAAACCTGACTGTAAGCAAGGCGATTGATACGGGCGACGTGTTGCGGTTCAACGCGGGTGCACTCGACATCACGCTTGACTAATGGCCTACATCGGGCGCGCTTATGGCGACTATGATTTTGGCGACGGAGCCTATGGCACGTCTGTCATCATTGAGGTTGACCCTGCGCCCGGTCGCGATTACGGCGGTGATGATTATGGCGTTTATAGCTACGGCGAAAGTCTAGCACTCAATGTTATAGCTGTAACGTCAGATGGCGTTGCAACGCCCACCAGACTTATCAGCGCACAAGCTGAAGCAATGTCTACCACCAGCGGCGGCGCTGTTGCCACTGACACTGACCTTGTGTCGTGCGTCATCGCAATTACCTCCGACATGGTGGCTGGCGGGCAAAGGGTTAAGACTGCGGCAGCGATTGCGGTCTGCACGTCTGATATGCTGGCCAATGCGACCGTTGACGCAGAAGCAGTTGCAGTCGGTGCCAGCACGTCAGACGGTACGGCATCGGCCTACGTATCCATCATTGTCGCGGCTGTCGGTGCATCACAAAGTGACGCATTCTTCACGGCTACCCGCTACCAGTTCGCCAGCGCAATCTCGGCTATAACGTCTGACGCAACTGCCGCTGGAAATGCAACTTATTCTGCTGTAGAGTTGATCGAGATAAACAGCGACATGATCGCAGTCTCGAAGGCAACTTATTCAGCCTCCATGATTGCGGCCCTGTCGTCGAACATGACGGCAAACGGGCGGTATCTATGGGAGAAGGAAACTGTGGCTGCTGAAAGCTGGACTAGCCAAGTGGTTCCTTCTGAGACTTGGACAGTACAGGCAACATCGGCCCAAGCATGGGTTAATCAGTAGGAGCAGCCGTCATGGCCGATTCGTTTACAGCTAATCTCAATCTTACGAAGCCCGAAGTCGGCGCATCCCGTGACACATGGGGTGGCAAGCTTAACACTGACCTTGATACCCTTGACGCACTGTTCAACGCGGCTGGCACGGGGACATCGGTCGGCATCAATGTCGGCGCTGGCAAGACAGCAGTCATAGCTGGCACCCTGACGCTCAACGGCACGGTCAACGGGTCTGCGGCTGTTGGTGTGGCTAACGGCGGCACTGGCGCGACAACGCTGAC